CTTATATAGGCATGAAGTTCTTGGGGTTCCCCATCACGCCTATGCAGTTGGATATCGCCCACTACATGCAACACTGCCCGCAACACGCGATGGTAGCAGCACAGCGGGGTGAGGCCAAGTCTACGCTGGCGGCCCTGTATGCGGTGTGGACGCTGATTCAGAACAACAACGACCAAGTGCTGGTCATATCTGCGGGTGAGGACTTGGCGGGGGACATTGCGTTTCTCATCATCCGTATCATCCGGGACTGGCATCTGCTGTGCTACCTACGTCCCGATATGGCCCGTGGGGACCGTACCAGCGCGTCTGGCTATGACGTCCACTGTGACCTCAAGGCTGTCAACAAGACGGCCTCTGTGACGTGTATGGGCATCACAGCGAACCTTCCGGGGAACCGTGCCACCCTGCTCATTGCGGATGACATCGAGTCCCAGAAGAACAGCCTGACCCAGACCGAGCGCGACAAGCTTGAGGGGTACTCAAAAGAGTTCTCCGCCATCTGCCGTACCGGTCGAATCCTGTATCTGGGTACCCCTCAGACCAAGGACTCCATCTATAAACGCCTCCCAGCGCGTGGCTACGCCGTTCGTATATGGCCGGGCCGCTACCCTACACCCGAGGAGATGGAACACTACATACCGGGCACTATAGCCCCGTACGTGGAAGATGCCATGCTAGCAGACCCCTCCTTGCGTACCGGTGGTGGTATTGAGGGGAACCGTGGGCAGCCTACCGACCCGACCCTGTTTGACGACGCCGCCCTGAACGGGAAGGAGCTGGACTGGGGGCCAGAGGGCTTCTCCTTGCAGTACATGCTGGATACCACGCTGACCGATGCCATGCGTACCCGTATAAAGCTGTCAGACATACCTGTGGGCGACTTCTCCTATGAGTCGGCACCAGAGGTCATCCAGTACGCCGCCGTCCCCTCACTGCTGCACAAGAGCCTCCCCAAGGCCATTGAGATGGAGAAGATGTACCATGTGGCGGCAACGTCCCACGACTTCGTACCCTATGCCCATAAGTGCCTGACCATTGACCCTGCGGGGTCTGGTGGTGATGAGGTGTCTTATGCGGCTGGTGGTGTGGCCAACTCTTATGTGCACTGCTTCACTATGGGCGGGCTTATTGGTGGTATGTCTGAGGACAACATCAATGAGATACTGGATGTATGTGTGGAGATGGGTATCAAGGATATTCAGGTCGAGTCCAACATGGGCCACGGTACTGTATCCCAGCTCATCCGTGCGGAGATAGATAAGCGCAAGCTCTATGACATCGGGGTGGAGGACTACTACGCCACTGGCCAGAAGGAGAAGCGTATCATCGACACGTTGAGCCCTATCACCAAGCGCCACAAGTTTATCATGCACCAACGTGCTATAGACGACGATGAGCGTACCACGAAGAAGCACCCAGCTATTAAGCAGACCATATTCAGCGGCCTGTACCAGATTAGCAATATTACCTCTGACCGCCAATCACTGGCTAAGGACGACCGGGCGGATTCACTGCAAGCATTGGTGAAGCGCCTAGGAGGTCTTATGGCTATAGATGATGGCAAGGTGGCAGAGGCCCGAGACAAGCAGGCGATACAGGAGTTCATGGACAACCCTATGGGTCACCGTGACGTTCGACCACGCCAAGCCCGCGACTATAATACCGACACCCGGTACTTTTAAGGATACCTATGAGTGATGCACCCGAAGTACGCTTGGCGATTTTGGAGACAAAGATGGACCAAGTACAGAGTGACATTGGTGAGCTGAAAGGTGCCCTCACCTCTATTGACGATAAGCTGGCCGCGCTTGCCACCCGTAACCCTGTAAATGAGTTCCTGCATGACAACTGGAAGCTGGTGGTGCTCATTGTGGCCATCCTTATGACTGGCCCGGCCAACAAGGTGGTGGATGTACTCACCCCTATTGTCACTGCGCAGTATACACAACAAGCCGCCCCTGTGGCCCAGCCTTACCAAGGAGAATAGATGCAACTGACTGAAAGAGACAAGCAGCGCCTCAAGGGCGTAAAGGATGCTATGGTGCGGGTAGTTACCCGTGCCGCTTCCCTGTACCCCGGTACCTTCATGGTAGTCGAGGGCCTGCGCACCAAGGAGCGTCAGGCTGAGCTGTATGCCCAAGGCCGCACCAAGCCGGGGAAGGTTATCACATGGACCATGAAATCCAAACACATCACAGGGGACGCTGTAGACCTCGCTCCCGTGGTTGGGGGTGCTATCCCGTGGGGTAGCCCTGCTGCATTCGACGAGCTCGCTCAGGTGATGTTCAGGGCCGCTGAGCTGGAAGGTGTGGCCATCACATGGGGCGCTGACTGGAACAACAACGGTCTGCGGCGCGAGAAGGGCGAGACTGACTCTCCCCATTACCAACTGGCATAGGAGGTACCGATGCCCGCCCTGTACGCCTTGGCAGCCCGCTGGTTGCCGTACCTGCTACTCGCCCTTACGCTGGTAGCGGGGTACTGGTACATCTCCTCTAACGCAGCCTCAGAGGCCCGTATGGAGGTGCTGGTACAATCCCAACAGGAGGCCCTGTCAACGCAGGGCTCCACCATCAAGCAGCTCAAGGTAGA